AGCATCATCGCGCAATGTCAGCGTGATATTATCTAGAGTGTATCGTCCAGCAAGTTTGACCTTACTGTTATAAACATCTAGAGTCATTTCTTCAAATGATACCTTAGGTCTAGTCACGTCCTGCACCTGTTTGGTAAGTTCTGTAGCAGCGGCAACTCCAAAACCTAACAGTGTTACTCTAAAGCGATATTTTAATTTAGGCATCAACAACACCTGGGTGCTGCCAGCTGCGTTGGTTGTTGGAATACCTAAATTATTCAGTGATGTAATTGCCATTTTTAAATTTCTCCTGTGTTCTTGACACGTAACGGGATGTAAATGAACTCAATCGCCTTCACAGGTTCAATTGCGATATCAACATACAGTTCGTTTCGGTCTATTCTTGACGGAGTGTTGTTGCTTTCGTCGCAGACAACCGCAAAGTCATAGAGTGCTCTTAGACCTACTAGCTCTAATAATAGACTTTCTACAGCTTGTTTGATTTCATCACGTGTGATTTTATCATTGGGTTCAAAGATATATGGACGAGCCAACTTGTTCAATTGACTACGTAGATATACTACTAAACGTGCTACGTTGATACGATCTAGTGCCGACGCATTTCTTGCACGAGTCTTTTGACCGTGTGCTACTAGTCCTATTCCGTTGAAGAATGGAATCGGGTTGATCTTTAGGTCATACAGTGTGTCACGCTGTCCTTCGTTGAGCGCCACTGTTTGGAATTCACCTGTAGCTGAGTCGATGTAACCAACTGCTGTGGCATTGGTAATTCCGCCTCGACGTGTTCCTGCCGGAGCAAACCATGGGAAGCTGACATTGTCACTGAGCGTGATAGTCTTCAACATCATATGGCTGGCTGGAACTACTGCAGGTGAACCAGCGAGGTCAGTGGTAAATCCGTTTGGATAGTAAACTGCACAGTACTCATCATAAGTTACAATACCATCATCACCGTTGTCAGTGACTAGATTAGCATTGGTACCCCATGTGGTCAATGATGTAGCATCTGAAGCCAAACGCAACGGAGTGTCGCCTACCACAAACGCAGTAACACCGCGATCAATGTTTAGGTTCACTAGATTGCTCAACAGTTCTGGATAACCAGGAGCAGCTATGATGTTAAAGTTACGACGTTCTTCGTCACGTATCTCTTGGCTGGTATCAACCACACTCTTCAAGGCCTGTGTTACGACCTTGCGCTGTGCTTTGCGACCAAATGATCCCGAACCATCTTCATTGTTGCCTGAAGCTGTGGTCCAACGGTCTGTGGCATAGAGTTCCATGCTTTCACCGCTGCCGCTGACAAATGGGTCACCTGCCAGTGTGTCTGCACTGGTTCTTGGATTGTCGCCGGCTTTGTCGATGTAGTTGTTCTGATACTGCTTGACATTACCACCACTGCGTCGTAGATTCCATAGCAGCATACCTTGAGGGTATAATGCAGGATCCGGAGCATCTGGATCTAAGAAATTGTTGGTAATTAGGTCTTCTATAGTGCTGGCCACTGTTGAAGTACCTGTGGTATTCCACCGTGCATCTGCAAATAACACGCCTTCTTCTGTGGTTTGATCTGCTTTGTCCACTAGTTCCCAACGCTGTGCAAGATCAGGTACATCACTCAAGTTGGTATTGTATCTGTAAATGGTTGGATAATTTTCAAGATCTGCTGTGCTGATCCATATATCACCATTGGCAGTAACGTTGAGCTTGTAAGGATTTGAAGCTGAGACTATAGGTAGATACCCGTTTCTCAGTGTTGCTGTTGGAGCTTCGTAGTACGGTGATTCCTGATGACGATAGCCAACCCATGTGTTTCCGTTGTGTACCATTAGATCCACTTCTGAGAAGTTAGGATTATACCATAACTGTCCGTCTTGTGGCTCGTTCAACGGAGCATCAGGAGAAGCAGCAAATCTTGGTTCTGTAGCTGCTAGTGGTTTCCAACCAGAAGCTATATAGCCGCCGACCGCAGATTCTGCAGCGTAGAAGTTTTCTGTGCCTGCTAGTGTGTCTATGTTGTAAGCAGTGAATACACTAGCCACTGCGTTACTAACAGTATCTACTAGTCTAAAATCTCCACCTAGTGTGTGACTGATAATCAGTCTGTTAGATGTGTCACTGACTTCTGTTACAGAGGCCACAATGTTTGTAAATCCAGCTGCGTTGATAGCTGCTGCCATCAATTCTGCATCTGCGCTGGTATTGCCTGCTACAAATGTTATTGTTTTCGCAGCGTCTAGAGCAAGTGTGGTTTTCAGTGATTCACTGATGGTAAATGTTCTAGTACCTGGAGCTCCTAGCGTACCAACTTTGATAATGTTACTGGTGATGCTGGTAGCTGAACCCACAGCAATATTTCTACGCCACAGTCTAAATGTCGCTGTGGTAGGATCAACAGCACCAGATGTTTCTTTGGCATTAGCCTGTGTGAATAGTGCATCTTCCGCGATACCTGCGCCGCCGCCGCTGCGATCTAAGTAATAAAGGGCTGCTGAAGTAGTGTCATAGATTGGTGCTTCATAACTGACCCATGACAGTGTGGCTGAGCTCCAACGTTTGGCTCTCAAACGAGCACCATTATTGGGTTCTGTGGTTTTGATCCACACACTGCCTGTAGGATAACCTTCTACAGATGTGAGATTCTGCGATCTTTTCCAGGTAGGCACAGTTGTGTGTGGACTTTGTTGTATGTCTGGATCAAAATAAATGCCTTCAGTAGCACCTAGTGCTGCCCAGCCGGTGCCTTCTAGGGCAATTGCTCCGCGGACAGTGCTATCTCCTATATTTGTAGTGCCGTCTGAATAAATCAACAATCTTGTGCCTACAATTCTAGCACTTAAACCAGATATCGCATTTATACTTGTGGCCATTGAGCTAAAACTTGTGGTTGTGATCAAGCTAGCACTAGCACCAGCCACGACATATAGTACTGGTGATCCTACTGGAGCTGTAGTTAAAGTTACTATAGGATGACTAGCTTTCCATGCTTTAGAACCAACTAACACCCATTCTCCGGCCGCAACGGGGGTGGTGCCTATATCGCCGTTACCAGCTGATTTGTAATAGATTCTAAAATATTCTTCTTCTGCACCAAAACTAGTGTCACCTTCCACTGTGCGGAAAACCACGGCATAGTCACCAATCTTGCCTACTCCCTCTTTTGGAGCATTACCACCAAATACGATCTTGGATGGATAATCTGCGTCTGTGAGTACAATTGGTACTTTATATGTGAATTTTTGTCCGCCTGTTACTGTGGCAGCAGCACCGTTCCATTCTTGGATACCCCAGGTTGTGGCCTGTGTATCAATCCACCACTGGCCATTTGTAGGATTCGCTCCCGGGGCGTCAGTCTGTGCTTCTAATTCGTCTAGGTCTACATCTGCTCTCACGATGAAAGCAGCGTTGCTTACACCCAATAAACTGTAGGCTGTAAGCAGTCCGTATTCGTTGCGCTCTGAACCATGTACAGGAGTAGCACTGGCTGTTTTCTCGAAGAATGGAACACCAAATGTTTCTGTTAGTTCTCGCTGGCTGGTTATCTTAAAGGCCTTGCCAGCATTGGCCGCTGTGGTACCCAATGCAGTGCCTGTGCCTGCTCCATTGGTTTTATCTTGCGCTGTTGCTACTACGATAAGAGGTGTAGTACCAGGTTCTGCTGGTGTATAAAAACTCTCGTCGATTACCGTAACTTGTACGCCTGGTGATTGTAGTGCCATCCCATTTTCTCCTGGTAATAGTTGCTCATAATATTTAGCCGTCAACTGGAAAAATGGATGGTTAATATCAGGATAAAAGGGGTGGAAAAGGTATAGATACGTTAAATATCTTTATGAGACCGATGTGCAAGTGTGGTGCAAGGCCATGTGCTGTGAACTACAAGAAAAATTCCAAGACCTACTACAGAAGTCTTTGTGAAATCTGTATGGCTCATGGATTATACACCGGTGTACCGAGATGGCTACGCAGTGGTTATAAAATGAAATCTCAGTGTGAAAAATGCGGGTTTCGTTCCCCGCATGCGGAAGTTTTTAGAGTGTTTCACATGGACGGCAATCTAGACAACTGCCGTCCTGCGAATCTCAAAACCATATGCCTAAACTGTGCTGGCGTTCTGAGCAAAGAAGGAGTCACTTGGCGTCAGGGTGATCTCGTTGCTGACTATTGATTTCACTGTGTCGTAGAGTTCGTCTATGCTGTGATCGTTGATCAAGACATGATCAAACTCTGTGCCTACCCAAGCAGTCTCCGAAGCATGTATCTTAAGCATTTTAAGATTTTGATGTGCCCAATTATATCCTTGATTAGCTGCCACTGCGGTGTCATACCACTCAGGTAATGGACCACGTTGTACCCAGATGATCCTACCCCCTGCATTGCGTATACTGGCAATTTCATTAGGAAAACGGCAGTCTGAGATTACCACATGATCCTGTGAATTGCGCAGTTTGTTTTCTAGGCTGGCTATCCATATGTCATCGTGGAATGATTTTCTACAGACTTCTGTGCCCCAATACTGCAGAACCCATCGTGGAGTCAGCGTAGGCATATCCAAGCGTTTGGCCCACCATGGATCTACCTGCTCGCGCCATTCACGAGCGGCTTTGGTACGACCTTCCAGCATGGTTCTGTCCCAACCAAATACTGCTGCTACCGCATCTTTCAGTGTGCTGGCAAATGATTCTCGTCTAAATTCGTGAAAGTTAACCAGATAGTCTGCGACTGTGTCCTTGCCGCTGCCAATAAAACCACATACCCCTATAATCATAAATGTCTCCTTACAAAGACAGTATACTATAGATCAATCACAAGGTCAAGAGTTTTTAGCCAATTATCCAAGAATAACCACTGCCGCCGGGTACCAGTTTCATTAGATCATCCACTAGTTTTTCCATTTCTGCAGTAGCTTCAGTTTTCATGGCAGCACCGTTGAGGCCTGATCCGCCCTGTGGTCCTGCTATCTGTGCGAATTTTTCGCGAGCCTGGCCCAGCATCATCTTGCAGTTGGCCAAGGTATAGTCCTTGATCCACTGTCCGGAATATATGTCATCTATGATGGCAAAGTCAGGTTTGGTGTTATAGACCTGTAGCATCACTGACTCTTCACCTCTGGGACGCTGATGTATGATCAATTTATGGCTCTGCGGATGCCATGTGAAGTTTATAAAAGACCCAAACATTTTACCTATCAGTTCTTGATACTGTGAGAATAATTCATATGTGGCCAATCCGCCCATATTAGTCGATGACAACAGATAGGTATTAGAGTAGGCCAAGTTAAAGGGTTCAAACACAGTACCGCCCGTGCCATTACCTGTTCTAGATCCTACTGAACGACGGAATATCTGTCGAACCTGTTGTATTTCTTTAGGTAGGATATACTCGTTAATGCTTTCAGTTATGGTTAGAAAACAATAACTTTCCTCTACGGCGTTGTCGCTGCGCTGCCGAAATACTGCTAGGCTGCGGTTTAGGGCAGTTTCGTAGTGTATGGGGTCTAGTTCTATGTCGATCATGCCGTCGCCCAGCATGGCCTTACAGTAGTCGAAAACCTGTTGTTTTGCTTGATCAGTTGTGCTCATACTCTTATTTATTGCAGCGGTAAATATATGACTATGCCAAGACTCAGTCTCTACCGGCCTCAAAAAGGCAATGATTACCGTTTTATAGATAACACCATCTGGGAAATGTTCCAGGTTGGTGGCACAGATGTGCTGGTGCACAAATATCTCGGGCCCGCTTCTGCTGTGCAGGGCAACACACCCTCAACACCTACATATACTGCCGACGATCCTTTTAATATACAGGATCTGTTGTTCTTAGAAAATCGTGATCGCAAATATGATCCAGACATTTATCTGCTTAGAGGTGTGTATAACCTGTCAGACATAGATTTCAATCTCAGCCAATTTGGACTGTTTCTACAGAATGACACTATTTTTATCACCTTTCATATCACAGATACTGTGGAAAAAATTGGTAGAAAAATCATGGCAGGTGATGTCATAGAACTACCGCACCTCACTGACGAGTATGCTCTGAATGATCTACAGTATGCGCTGAAAAGATTCTATGTCATTGAAGAAGTTAGCAGGGCAGCAG